TGTGCTGGCAGTGCTATCTGTGACTGTGACCTTGGCTGCATTTCCTGCATTTCCTGTGATATTTAGCGGAGGGGTGTATGTGAAGGCGCCCGAACTATTGTTGTATGCTAGAGCACCACCGCTTGATGCAGATGCAGTGGTCACAGAAAGGTCGGTGAGCGCTATACCTAAATCGCCGCTTATTGCATCAGCGCTAATTTGACCGTTTGCGAGAACCAAAGTTCCAGCCGATACGTTGAGTGTTTTACCGCTACCTACTGTAATGTTAGATGTAGCAATGGTAGCACCGTCAATTGTACCGGCGTCTATGTTGACATCGGTGATGTTCACCTTACCCGTTCCCTTTGGTGTGATATTGATGTCTATGTCGTTATTAGTACCATCAGCCGCTAACGTGATGGCTGTGAGCGTTACACCAGCGGCTGCCACATTCGTGTCGAAAGTTCCAGCAAAGACGCTGTGGGCACTAGGCACGGTAATGTCACCGTCATTGACTATCAATCCCTTCTGTACACGGAAATCTTTCTCTGCCATTCATCTCACCTTAACTTGTTAGTTTCGCTATACCCTTCCACCCTACACCAAATTGGTATAGTTTACTACCCACACCGGGCGTAATTAAAACCTGTATGTTTCCACTAGCCTCCTGCGCTGCAAAGGTACAGAACGCCGCAGTGCCATCAGTCCTGACGCTCCCATATACTGTAATTGCCGCCGCAGAACCACCAGTACCACCGGTATGAGTGATTACGGCTTCATGTGTCTCGTAATCATTATCAGTATCATTCTCTATCGATATAAGCAGTTTGGCGCCTCTAAACGCAGTCTTAGTGAAAAGGGTAATTGCTACTACTGCGTTTGAGTCTGACGCACTAGTTCCGGTTGCATATCCGTGACCGACGCTTTCAACTTGGAAGGAAGCCACAGGTGACGCTTGATTAACACCCACTCTATTGTTACTAGTATCCACCTTCAATACACTGGTATCTATAGTAACATCACCGGTGCCTGTGATTGTTCCAGTACTAACTGCACCGGTATGTAATGTACCCCATTTTACCGACGATGTACCCAAGTCTTTCGCACCATTGGTGGTAGGTAAAACATGGTCGCTGAATCTCCAAGAGTCATCATCAGCCTCGTATAGTATGGTATGAGCACCGTCGGTACTGGCTAGGGTAATACCACCACCATCCACATCAGCATCCGCACCTACTCCATTGCCGAGTACCAGATTGATATCAGCCACAGTGACGGTTGTCGCATTTATTGTAGTGGTATTTGTCACCGTTAGAGTACCTCCCACAGTCACGTTGCCGGGTAATGAGAGGGCTGCGCTAGAGGCGCCTAGTGTAGCAACGCTTGGAAGAGATGTCGGTAGGTCCCCCTCAGTAATTGTATCGAAGATAATTGCATTGGGTGTATTATTGACTTGCAGGAACTTGTTGGCAGCACCTGTGAAGTTGGCCGGTGTATCAGTTAGCCCTACTATTGTGGTTGCGCCTACGCTATCCCCATCGATGAGTATCTTAGTCGCACCCGAGTAGAGTCTGTTGCTATCAGCGCTGTTTCTCCAGAGGGAGTTTGCTGCTGTAGACTTGTATGGATTCTTGCCGACTGGCGTAAACTCCATACCGGTTGGGCCGAAGATAGGCTTGCTGATATTAGCCACACCGTCAATTGTCAACTTTCCTTCCCTATAGATAGGGTCGTTGTTGTTCACGGCGGCTAGAGTCCCAGCACCAATGGTGACGCTTGTACTAGTGACAGCAGTTACAGTACCTATCACATTACCTCCGCTATTCGTTCTTCGTAAGACATCACCAACGGATATCTTGGTGGTCGCATTGACAGTATCGACTGTCATGGCAGCAGTAGTAGCAGCGCTGTATCCATCGTTGTTGTTGATGAGAACACCTGTTATCTCACCTTTGAGGAATGTAACATCACCATCAGAGGTATGATTACCTGCGCCATCTGATAATTGTATGCTACTAACAACACCACTTGCTGCACCTGATACGTTCCCTGACACGAAGGCCTGCCTCCATGTGTTATTACCGTCATACGCGAAGATAGCGCTTTTATTACTGGCTAATGTGAACTTGGCAGTCCCAGAGTTGCTATCTGGAGACTCATTGAAGAGGACTGTGTTAGAGCCGCTTAGATTCAGAACGGTGATTACGTGGCTCTTTGGGAACGTTCCCACTGGGTTGAGTTGTACACCAGAACCTCCCGGTGTCATAATAAAGTAATTACCAGTATCAACCTTAAATGTCTGAGTCGTAGTTGCTGTTACTAAATTATCAGGACCGAGTCTCCATGTGTTACGACTACTAGATTGTACACCACTAAAGTAGAGTACTGATTCACTGTTCTCATTGTTACTCATCCAAAGAGCACCTAATGGATTTCCTGATTTACTAAGCGCGCCTCCTTCATCACCACCTCCATGCATAGCATCAAGTTCTCCGTGTGAAGTGACTCTGTTAGTGAATGTACCAATGGTATCCTTGGTCATAGGCGCCATGTATATCGGAGAATGTCGAATGAACGTACGCATGTCATATACCGTATCAACTTCTAAGTCCAAGTCACCACCGTTCGCATTGAAAACACATTTGACAACAGCAAGTACTGTGCTTTGTTTTGAATTAAGATTGAGACTACCATTTAGTCCACTAGGGTCAGACAGGAAGGCTTCAGGTGTTACAGGGAATCCGCTAGATACAGCAGTACCCATTTCTATCTGTATGTTGTGTGCGTCTGAATTAGCATCGTCTTTACCATTAGTACAGACATAAACAACCAAAAGTGCAGATTGACTATTAGTGAGGGGACTATTACTCCCCTCTATTGTAGATGCTTGTAGTGTTATATCATGATTAGTAGCATTAACTCCCGCAGTATAGTTCCCAAAGTCAACAACCAGACCATCTATTACAGCGTAACCAGCCTTGATACGTAGACCGTTAGTTCCGTTCTTAGCGACAGCACCTGATAACGAAGCAGGCGTATTGCGGTTACCACTAGGGCTAACTGCACCATCCTCTAGTAGTAGTATACCATTACCATGTGATGATTCGAATAGATTGGTTATAGAAGGTGACATTATGAAATCACCATCGGTTAGTCTAGTGTTATGACCACTCTTTCCACTTGCCATATTACTTCACCTCGATTATTAATTGTAGATTGACTTCGTTGTTAGATGTCTTCTTGATTGGTCTGAACACATGTCTTGTGATGGGCGTGAAGTCATTAGTACCTCTGAATTGCACATAGACCTCTTTGATGGTATCTTCGAAGGTATCTTTGGTGCTGAGTGTACCCTCGACAAGTAGTGTAGAATTGTCAAGTATTCTGACTGTTGGTTTGATGACAACAGCAGGTCTGCCTGCCGAGCCATCGGTAGACGTCGCAGGAGTTCCATCGAATCCGATAACCATCTCATTGATGTTACTTGCTATGGTTTCAATCATAAGACGCTTTAGATGGTCATTCACAGGCATTACATTTCACCTCTCAGTTGTAATGGTGAAGACTTGTTTATGCCTATACTACTTATGTCTCCATCAATGGCAGTGTCACTTACTAATGCACTATCGCCAGCGTCCCATTTCTTTCTAGCCGGTCCCACAGTTACTGCACCACCTAACCTCCCCCTATTTGCGTTTCCTCCAATTAGGAGTCCTTGACTTGATACATGGCTAATTGTAATTATAGGCAGGACATTTATTTCAAAGCCTTCGAAGAAGGAAAAGTTTTCATCTGTGACTTGACTACCTTTCTGATTACTGTCATCTTGGGCTGCTGCAACACTACCTTCCATAATACCTTGAAAGACGCCTTCTATTCCTATATCTGCATTCAAGAATACGAAGTCACTGGTCTTATCTGACATTTTATGAGATACCTCTAAGATAGCAAGCCTCTCATTGTCGTAGAATACTGTGTCGCCGGGTCTCAAATCCCATAACTCAGGATGCCCGTTTGAACTAATACTACCCTTGAACAAAGCACTCGTCTTGAGTATCTGTCTTGCTACCCTACGCGCTTGTTGTCTATTTGTGATAGATGCATCGAATAACGGAGATGTACTCTCAACTATATCATTATCAAATCTACCTTGTTGTTGACCTCTATCATCCATAGTGAGTATCAAATTTTCATTAAGTGCTATTGGTTGTCCCTGTACGGTAACTCTATTCTCAGAGTTCTCTACAGGGTTCTTATCCTTATCACCCAATCTAAGTACCGATGATATACCTCGTACCGTAGCAGATGTATTGTATGGTATATATTGTAATACTCCAAATCTATCATACATAGGTAATCTATTATCATGTCTGGATATGTACCTCAATGCAGTAATCAAATTGATATTCTTGAAGTCCGCTGCGAGGAACACATTACTATGCGCTCTTCTCTGCTTACCGGTATTTGTGCTTTTGAGAGAATTGCCTAATGCAAAAGCAGTCACGGTACCAGTTATAGAATCGGCTAAGCGAACTGCTAAGTCAGTGGTTCTAAGGCCCACATCGGCCTGTTGACCCATTCTTATTGAATCGTCATTGAAACCTATGCTTGAGAGATTTTTACCTTTCATATTTCTGAGGTCTATCCTAAGACCATTGCCCGTATCGGTTATTGTTTTACCCACTAGTCTCATACTAGAGTCATTTGTGGAATACATTAATGGAGTGTTTAGATTACTTCCTCTTGTGGACCATAATTGCGTTTTCAAACTATGACCAGCAGTCTCCTTATGCGCTATAGTTATGGCTGACTCTGATTCAACTAGTGAGTATGATTTTTCCGTTGCTACGTAATATGTTTCTGCATTCCTATTTTCAATCGTGACTCTACTCTTACCGCTGCTTCTAGGTTCTATCTTGGCGAAGTGAACGGCATTATCCACAAAGACTGGTCTTCTACTCTTAGTAGTGATACTAGTCAGAGAGGTATCGAAAGCACCTTGATTACTTTGCATTCTAGCCATCATGAACCATCTCCGTTATGTTCTGTTACGTTGTAACTTACGTCTCCCTCGTGACCTTTGCCATGTAGCGATTGACTGAACCTCGGCTTGACAGAGTAGTCAGGTCTACTTAGTTTGTCATCACTATCATCCTCCTGACGTCTTCTAGGCGCATCGGAACGATGATGCTGCAATGTATTCTCACTAATTACCAATCTAGATACAGGTGTGGCTAAATTGGTGTTATCGTAACTCGTTACACCAGCCCCCGGTATTGTTGGACCAAAACTACTCAGGGTCGCTGTACTGGAACTCGGCACAATGGCATAAACAGGTATGTAAGGCCCATCGCCATTCGGTAGTGGTCTACTCGTGGGTATGTTGTTAGTTCCCGTTCTTCCACCGTCGGCCTTGTATGTGAATAGACCATATCTACCACCTGAAGTGCAATAGTAATAATTTGAAGCATACTGTGGCGATGTACCGTCCACTAGGAAGTTATGGAATCTGAAGACTTCGATGTAACTATTATCCAATACTCTGATTGGTCTAACTAAGAACTCCACCGTGCTATCATTCTCGTTATTCCTGACACTCGTGGTCTTGTAGTTGTCTACATCCTGATATGGGTTAGTAGTCTTGGAAGCGCCTGAGAGATTGTTTATGCCCCATCCAGAGTCATCAAAGAAACCTGAATAAGATTTAGTCTCAATCAAATACGTCCCACCATATGGTCTGAAAGCAGCAGTGTGAGAGAACTTGTAAGCACTACCTATTACAGAGTGTGAAGAAGATTGCCTGCCAAAGGATAACGCAGTATAACTAATATCACTCAGGGTAGACGTACCACTGGTAATCACCTGACTTCCCCCTTGGAGAATTACTCTCTGCCCTACTCCTCTATCAGTGTGAAGGCTATGTGCTTCGGTGTTGATGACTATGTGGTTCTGCTCAATCCCTTCTACAATCTCAGCATCTAAACCTATTCTAGGACCGCTTCTAGATATGGCGTCTTTGTGTACGGATTCACCTACTATGTCTTCTGTTCTATCACTGACCACCGCATCAGGCTTTAGCAAACCGTTTTCGGAAATCTCTAATCTAGCACTGATACCCCTTGATATCTCATCGACACCCAGCACGCTGTCTGAAGGTCTCAGCAACCCATTCCCAAATAGAGGCTCTGCGGTGTTATGACTCAATACTAGACCAGAGGTATGTATAGGTGAAGACAATTCTGTCAGTTTATCTTCGTTGAACATAGTAGGATATCTAACTCCCCTACCATTACCCATGTCGCCTACTCTGAGCGAATGTGTTGGCGCAAAGACATCTACTAGGTTGTTGGCATCGTTGTTATTTACATTATTGAGTACACCACCGAATCTAGGTATGGTATTACCACTAGTGACACTCACATTACCATTAGCAAAGTTCACTAGGCCCTTGAGATTGTAGATTGGTTTACCATTGTTCCAAACTCTTCTGTATGGTGTTCTGGAATTAGTTCTATCCTCTTCGTAAGCATCTCCACAATCCCACGATGGTCTGATACCGAATCCACGCACTGGAGCACGTCTTACGTCCTCTCCACGCTCATTACCCCACCAATCCACCAGATAGTACTGCGAGGCCGTAGAGAGGCTTGTAACGCCCTTCCCTTCACTATCGCCCCACCAGTCCCTTTCTACACCACTTGGGTTTCTAAGTGTACGTACAGGAGTACCAAACGGTCTAGTCATTCTTCGACCATCACTGTATCTTACTTGCACGTTGGCCTTGTCATGACCAAGCATACCAGTGAAGTTAGTCAATCTCTCCATGACACCCACATAGGTAGTCGGGAATGTTTTGTCATCACTACCATTACCAGCCCACCCCCATTCTGTGGTTTCCATTTGTACTAGAGGCCCCGCATCGTAATCGGTTGTATTGACTCCTTCCACATTAGCCGTACCCTCGTATTGGAATCTAACTGGACTAACACCGTAACGTGGCTTGTTACTGGCTTGCCGTACAGCGTTACGGTACCCGTACGGTCTTCTTCTAGTACCAGCCATACTTCCAACGGCGAGTCCACTACTGAGAGAGTATGAGCCATTTCCTGCATCATCACCATCTGTCCATTCTTTGTTGGATGCAGAGGAGAAATTGCAGATTTCGCTAGTAGAATGTAGATTCCAAGACGCAGAAGAGTAGGAATACATGTCTAAACGGCTGGTATGAGGCCCTCCACGACTACCAGAAGGCCAAAAACCACTTAGCATTACATTCGTACCACCTGCGTTATGCTGACTATTACCAGATATTACCTCACCAGTCTTACTGATATTAGGAGTCTTGATTAGGAAATCAAATGGACCTGTACTAATTACATGTGAGAAATCATGATAATGTATTGTTTCGAAATGTTCAGGTATTGAATTATACGATACCTTGTCTATTGATTTACCAGATAATGTAGTTCTACTATCTGAGAAGTATGTATTAGGCCTACCTAGATTAGGATGCCACATACATATGTATGCATCTGGTAGATATGAGTTATTAGTATCCTGATTACCCTTTACAATATCTGGAAGTATGTGTGCAAATACGCTTTTACGCTTATTTGTGAATATCTCACCAGCAGGCAGATTATCATATTTGTACGTTAAACGCACTACTGCGCCGTCATAGAGGTTGTTCCAGAAGTTATCTGCACCCGGTGCTAGTTGTAGATAGTCTCCTCTATTTTTATCTAAACCAGCACCACTACGGCTAATTAGTTGCTTTGTATATCTAATTCCATCTTTTCCTGTGTATTCTATTAATTGTGAATAGTATGGTGACATAGGGAATGTATTTGAATTACTAATTTGTATCTTACCTGAAGATATACTAAAAGATACAATAGTACTTTTTGGATTTATAGATATATTATTACGTATATTTGAATATATATCAATATACATAGAAGTATATCCATTAATTGTTAATTGATTACCTATACTACCTAAAGTACTTCTAGAGAATAAATAGTAATCATCAGGTGCATATTGAGTTATATTTTTGTAACCAGCGGAATCTGCACTCTGTGGCCCGTTTTTATGTAATATAGACCACCAAGGTATATTCAATGTATATCCCGGTGTTGCATCTGAGAACATACTTGTGTATGGAAATCCCCTTCTGCTGAATGATGGGGTCTCAGTTAGTTGTACGCCAAGTGGGTTGTATGACATGAGAGGCGGTATATTGGTAAATTGACTACCATGGTCTGGGTTTATGTCTAACATTATCTCATTGACAAATATCTCACATCCCCTAACGTCTGCTTGTGTTTCTTTTGCTAGTATAAGCGCTAAACCGCCTATTTTAGTGCCCCTACTGCCATCTTTCTTAATACCAACAACCGTATTGACTTGTTGACTTGTTAACCCTACAGTGGTATTATTATGATAACCTATTATCTGATTCGAGAATAGATTGGGTTGAATGATGATTTGATAAGAGCCTACTTCAGCAGGGTCTGGGAAATGTCTTTCCAATGTGTAATTAGCAGCAGCCTCAAGCACTATAGTATGACCACCAACTGAATTCATAGTTCCAGCAGTACCCGAAGACGCTAATACACCATAACCATCATATTTGATTCCTGATTCGAACATCAACGTAAACGCACCCCCATGAATGTCGCTAGGACCACTAGGGGCCGCATTTACGCCACTAAAGTTTATCTCCGCTTCTAAAGGGTTGATATTGTCTACGAGCGAAGTACCTAATGAAGTCTCAACACCTGCAAGTTTGTTAACTGAAGTTGTATGCTTAGCAAAAAGATTACCATCAAGGAAAGTCGTTGGTGAATTAAAATCAGTCAAATGGCGCTTGTAGAGCGATTGATAAGCAGGATGAGCCCAATGACCCGGTAGCATCGGCATCGTTGGTGTGACGAAGTGATGTCCCATTCTAGGATATGGCATGGGTGTTATTTGTGGTTTGCTGTACGCATTGTAAGCAACGGTGTCTCCAGCAAAGTAGAGTGTGTGAGCCATGTCAGGAGAGTTACCACTAACTTCAGCATGGTCTCTCATTCTTCTAGCAGCAAAAAATCTAGCACTACCTGCTGGTATGTAGTAGGATGGTACTACCTTGAGGTCTGTAACGGTTTGTGACTCCATAAAGTCTGCAAAATCAACATCACCTACAATAGTGATTGTAACACTCCCAGCACTAGTGTAAGAGCACACAACTCCCTCATCTGTCGTTGGGTTGTACACTCTGAGGAATCTTCTGTCATCTTCTATTTCCTTAGTAGCGAAACCAGCATTGAACACTTGAGTATCTAGAGTAGCGTTTACTGTCAATTGACTATTAGTGCTATTCCATGAGATTACTGATACCGTTTGGTGTTGTAAACTACAAGACCCAGATGAGCCACTAGAGTAATCATATACAGTCGGGTATCGATGCGTATGAGCATGTCCCATCTTTGTTACATGGAAGAAAAGAGTTCTATCATGTAATTCATAAGATGATGTAAGTGGGTTATTATTATTCCAAGCACCTATTTCAGAATCGTAGGTAACTGGGTTTATTCTTTCCCAGTTGTGGTCTTCATAAGTAGGGGAGTTTCTAGGTCCTGCGACAGAGTTATCGAATAGATGTCCTATGTGTGTATTACTCAAATCCGGATGTATCATACCACCAGAGCCCATTGTCTCGTTCTGATATGATTGTACTGGGTCGAAACCTGAGCGTACTACTACGTTACCGGGTATCGAATCTGGATTAGGTAATCTAACTTTAAGGTTAGGAGTAAAACCACTATTTGCTAAAGCAGGCGCTTTACCATTGACTCCTCTGTTCGGAGGTGTTCTGAATCCTCTGATGATTGTACCAAGTGGGCTACCACCTTCTATTGTGTGTACCTGACCTGAATCATCAACTACAGTGATGCTTTGGAATTGTATCTCTTCATTGGGTATGTTTAGTACACCACCGACTGAATACGGTGACTTTCTCATGAACTCAGGATGTGATAATTCCTGTGCTTGTAGAATAGGCATCATAGCACTATTAGTAGTCTCAAAGGAGAAGCGTATGTTACCGTATACTTTCTCACCAGTGAGATATGCCACATCCGATGAGCCCGTTGTGTCTACTCTAGTTACCCACGGTACAGCGCCTAGACCTCTGGCATTGATTGCCGGTAGCGATAGATTACCACCATCCATTCTTTTCCATACTGTATTCTCAACTGAGAAGTTCTTGACAGGTGAGTTTTCATACATCTGGAACGCATTCACATCACCCATCCAATATTCCGTCGGGTACGCTACGCTGTTACCAGTACTCGCTGTGTATGCCGTACCGGTGTACTTGTCAGCGGATACGTTTCTTTCGGCATCACCGCTTTCAAGCAGAACAGAGCCGATACTACGGTCTAAGTCGAATAGTAGGTCACCAGTTTTGTTAAGACCCGGTACAGCATTCTTGAGAAGCAGGTCGTTGCTGGCTGATATCGTATCGACGAAGGTTAGCGTACCGTCTGTAACAGAGCCTCCTGTTGTTGAGACAGATAGTTCGAACTCGGTGGCGTTGGTGATACTCGCTATTGTAGCACCTGCTGGTATACCAGTACCGAACACTCTCAAACCAACTATGATTTTAGCATCAGCATTGTGCGCAATGGTGGGGTCATTGTTATAGTCACAGGTAGCGTTGGTAAATGAGAAGTTAGTAAAGAAATCAGAGGTTAGGGTATCAGTCCAATTAGCCCCTACTGTACCTGTTGGAACTGCTGTACCATCTACTATCAGAGCCTCGACGTTAGGGCCAGCGTTTGCTGGTGCGATGTATCTGTCTTGGTCATGGAATCTAGGGTCGAATTGTGTAGTACCAGCAGCCCGTATTTTGTTAGTACTGGTTGTCTTGAGATGGAGCCAATCACCATTACACTGTATCAAGTCTCGGTCATATTTGTTCTTGAGCGCTGTCTCGCACTCATAACTAACTACTAGGAACGCACTGGTGTATAGACCCTGTGGGTGTGTTAATTCCTCTGGTAATGCTGTTGAAAGGTAGTTAGTTGGACTAGACCAAAATGTATAGTGGGATGTTTCATCAGAATCTCTGAAGTATTTTGTTGCTGAATAATCAATGAGTGTAACACCACTGTCATCGTCTTTCCAACCATCACCATTTGAATCTGGGAAGTAAGTATAGAATCTAGATTTTGTCAACACTTCAGGAACATTTGAGTTACCAGTTCCACCTGCTATACCGTCTACTGGTGCTATACTCTCCGGACTATGCTTCATCGGCGCCACCACTGGTACCGAACCATGCACTGACATCACGCTACCTGCCGTACCATATGGCGAGAATGCTAGGTTAGGGTGATATGCACCTAGTCCAGCAGCGTACCCAGTAGTAGTGGTGGTGCTTGCATTCTTAGTGGTGGAGACTGATATCTTCAAACTGTTCAGTAAAGAGTACCTTTCACCATGCCAACCTACTGAGCCTATTGGTCTAGTTCTGTCTATAGCATCTGCGATGCCTGAGAAGTGAGCCTGTGTCATGTGGTCACGGGCGCTGTCATTCTCGTTGTTGAAGCGTATCGTACCTGCTTTTGACCAGACGAAGATAGTGGCGTTGTTCGATATGCTTGGGAATCCATTGCTACTTGAGCCGACCTCGTCCTGCCATACGCCCTTGCCTTCGAACTCGTTCTTGCCCTCTATCCTATTTGGAGCGAGGAAGAACTTGATGTCGCCGCTTGCGTTTATCTCTCTGGAATGATAACACGCCCAACTTACACTATTACTAACATGAGCCCTCAACCAACCCGATGCTGGTATCTGCTCTGATGTGACTTGATTCGGATTACTACCATCAACAAGGATGAAATTAGTTGGGTCATTGGACTGTTGTACCCCGCTTGAGGATGTACCAGCAGAGACCCAACCATACCTGTCTTGTCTCATTGAGTTACCCATCGACGGCATATGTGTCCCACCAAGCGCTTTCAGTGCTCCAGCACCGGGGAATGTGTTGATAGCCGCTCCTAGTATAGTAGCGAACTCTTCGCCATTCTGACAACGTGTTGCATCTACCACAATGTACTCCATCTTAGCATGAGCAGTAGTCACTGAATCTGATGAGCCAATGTAGTTCAATGTCTTATTAAGCATAGTTCCCGATACCCTGAATGCCGCTGGGTGTATCTGGTCTCCCCTAGGCCATGATGTCCCATTTATTCTAGTATTACCACTAGCAGACGGATGTGGTGGGTTGAGTGTGATTTGGTTATCCATCCAATGACCGCCCGGATGGAAACCACCGTCCATATGCCACACTGTATCGGCAGCCATGGCTATGCCGTAACCTATCATTGGAGTATGCATCTTTGGATGTATTGGTAATATTGCATTGGCACTATACGGCGTGGCATCGCTGAACTGCTGGCCATAATGCCTACCATGCGCTGGTCTCTGTAGGAACTTGCCCTTCATACAATATCCTGCTGGAGTCTCCCAGTTGACCATCGCTCTCCAATGGAAACCAGCAGTGTTGTTGTAACGCGTCTTGCTTATAGGCCCAAAGGTGTATTTGTCGTTGTCAATAGAATTGGGGAAGAGTAGATTGTTTGCTGTATCGTCACTTGGCACAGAGGCCCAAGTAGAGTTATTAGTCGCTGTGACAATAAGACCCGGATTGGGCTCGAACTTGTTACCAGCGTCTGCGTTTGAGTGCGCTAACCCATTGACATCATTGGCTTCCCTAGTGAAGGGGAATGCCTGCCCCGGCCCAAAGATTACATAGGTTGTCTTATTTTCTGTACCGTCTACATGGTCCTCGTATCTAGCGGTAGGGTGTGGAAATCTGATTACTAGCGGCGTAGGCTTGGCAGTGACTATATCACTAGACAGTACAGACCTCTTGTTTAAATCGGGAGCGAGTACGTTTTCTCTGTTGAATGCTGGCGGTGTGATACTACCACGATGCTGATTACATAGCGCAGCGCCGGGGAAGAATGCAAACATGGCATTAGTATCAAGCATAGCGAAACTAGTGGATATCTCACTGGCATTCTGTATACCTGAGACTCCCGTAGGTCCATTGGCGTATGGATGTGTGTAGAACGATGAATAGTCATTTTGCGTACCGTCATTAATGTCTAGAGTAACACCACTAAATCCACCACCAAAGTATAATGGTACACTGTGGTCACGACTACTCTTACCTCCTTTGAACATGACTACGGGTTCTGAGAACACGCTACCAACAGAACGTAATCCGTCAAATTGTCTAGTATGTTCAGTGTCACCCCATTTAGACCAAAGATAATCTCTATTGGCTAAGAGTGTACTTCCAATTAGAGTATCAAACTCACTCGTACCTGTATCAGCAACCCAAGTTAAATCATATGCATCAGAGGTAGTAGCAATGTCAGTAAACTTGCTGCAAGTCAGTTCTGCCACTATATTTATCTCTGGGGAGAGATATATCCTCGCTCTCTCATTTGCTGTCTTTAAGACCCCCAAACCAGTTTGTCCTGATGCTATACTATGGGGTATTAGGAAGTCTGTAACGTCTTGTATAGTATTATTAACATTCGCTCTAAGACCAACCGCACCCCCATCTGCGAGTAATAATGGATTATCTATCTTGGGCAGAATATGGTCTCCGGATGAGCGTGTGAAAGATATACCCTTCAGACCCTCTTTCCATTTCTTGATGCTCACCGGTATGTTGCTGGAATCTACTAGCACAGGTGTGGTTGTATTACTGTTAGGTCCTCTTGCGGCAGTGCGTATTTGTAAAAGAGTGTATGGAATATAACCACAGTCAATGTTTCTACTCTTGTCTATATCAACATCTGATACCGCTCTTGATGTACCAAAATTATAGCCATTAGAGCCTGTTGGTCTAATCGCTTTCTCTAATTCTCCAAACTCTAAATGCGCTGCTTTGATACCTTGGTCTGGATGAAGTGTTGCTGAGAAGGAGACATTAAGTGGTTGTAGCGTCTTATTGGGATTGTAGGCTTTTATAGTAATAGCAGTTGGACTCACGCCCCAATCACCAAACGTCCTACCGTCTGAGGCATACATATTAGTACAATCAAACTTAAGCCCTTCTGGTGAGTTTATCTCTCTACCAGCATTAATGGTAGCAGCAGTTACAGCAGCCATGAGTTCGTCTGTAACAAGAGATGTCCAGTTAGGAGCAGCAGATATTTGCTGCATTGAAGATATCGATGCGACTTGTGAAGATGTCAATCCAGTAATTCCATAGAATATATCTCCCTCTCTCCTCTCATAAGATGCTGTGTAACCTAAATTGACATTATATGTAGGAGAAGAAGTTTGCTTGTATCCGTGAATGTGTATTACGCCGTTCTCCTTTGGAAAGCCATAGTACCCTAGTAAATCGACATCACTAGAGATGAAGGTATAGGGTCTCGCATGTGTGATTGTTAGGGTAGTGCCAGAGAGTGATAATCCACCACCGAGATTTCCATTACTAGTGCCGACTGCTATACTACACTCAGGTGACGGTACTCCTCTCCACCTAGCACCTTTCCATGCATGCTCAGTAATAGCGGCTGTACCACCGTTCAAATCTGAATGGGTTTGGTCGACTGTAACTCTACCTGTGGAATCCCCGGAGCCAAACATGTGTTTACCTATCGTAAATCCACCTTGTGAGGTATCTCGGTCATCGAAGTATACACAAACCTCGTCATCTATAGTATTTGGTAAAGTAGTATTTTCGTTGGAAAAAGAATCTCCTACGTGTTTATAGATGTATCTAAGTCCGAATTCATTACCAGTATTATCTTTGAATCTAAAACCATAGATTTGGGCTTTACCTACATTATCGGACAGTTTGTCATTAGCAGGCACATATGCACCGTAGGTAGTAGTAGACTTACCATAGCGATTGTTAAAACCCTGTTCGTTGACTTTACCGAATCCCCAGTTACCTGCATTAGGAGCCCACCCCGGTACACCAGATGCCACAAGTCCTCCAAAGTTGATTCTACCAGTTGCTCTAGAACCTACACGTAATCCCTTAGTCAATGTTGAAGATGAACCCTTTACATCAAGAGATTCTACATTGATAGAGTTATGACTCTTACCACTTATGGAATCAGATACCGCACGTTGTACTGTATCGTCTTCGAAATCTGCTACACTACTCACTTGTTCACTACTTTCCTCAGCCGTGATATACTGTTGCAAAGTAGTGATTGGTGCAAATGGTCTGCCATGTTTGTTTAATGGCATTGGAGCAGGATGCATTGACTCTCCCTCGTTTTCCTCAGGCAACGCCCAGAAGTTTCTCCATCTGCCACCGTGGCCTATTAGGAACTCAGGTTCATATGTTTCTTGACCGGTACTATTATCTAACCATACGCAGAAGTTTCTCCCAGATGCGCCCGGTACTGTACTGTGTATGACTATAGAGATACCACTATCCCCGTTCAGGTCTTGTACCTCTCTACCAATATGTGCTCTTACGTATCCCATGTGTGTACCCTTGTTTCCATCATCTTGATACCAGAAAGGCGAGGGGTCATGGGCAGAACCATTCTCAGTTCTTGCTGTTAAAGCACCATGTTGATTGATTAGTCTAACGACTTCCTCTGCTGCTTTGGTTATATTTACTACACCATCTTTTAATTTGACTTCTCCCATATCCACAGTCATTCTTCTAACGAAATCCATATCCTTCCATTCAGGTAGAAGTTGTAATCTACTTTCCTCATGTGAACTCAATTCAAGCGACTCTGCTCTTATTCCTCTGAGACACAGGAAGGCTGGAATTACCCTTGTACCATCCGGTGTATCGAACATAGTGGAAGGGTCTCTTAGATTGTGTCCTGTACTCGATGTGTCTTTTCTGAGGTTTATCAAAGCAGAAGTGAATATATCTGAAGTATCTACTGGAACTCTAGTCAATGTGTGATAAGAGTCTGCAACTTTGCTTAATGTCACTGCATCATTTGTTCTAGGTACTGTACTATACCCATGTCTAAGATTTGCTACAGTACCGCTTAATGAATATTCGGTATGTACATGATGACCGTGTGCTTTGCCGTATAATCTAACACTTGTGTTGTTTCTACCGTCTGTTGGTAGTTTGTAAGTCCCAGTTGCTACTGCGCTTTCTAGTAAATCACTAGTCTGCCTATTTGCTAGGTCATGTGCATAGGCGCTCTCGATGAACTTAGACTGCTGTGTACTTCTAACGTATGGGTTTTGTGATAGATAACCGTTGGTCACGTCTATCTGTGTAGTCCAAGGACTTGGTGCAGAACCTCCATATTGAGCATTCAACTTATAGAGAGGTGTTCTATCAGTACCACCATTGTCAACTACATCCTTCCCCCATCCAAGTTGTGTGGTTTCTGGACTCGTTTGTACCTGCATGAAGATGTCTTGAAATGCGATAAACTCTCTATCATGCGCTACGTCGTATAATAGAACTCTAGCATGGTCTCCAGTGGAAAGATAGGGGTCTAGATATGCTATTGTAGGTGCTTGAGATACCGTTAGACCAAGCGCTAAGTAATTCTCTTCAATGGTTCTATTGACGTGTTGAATGTAATTTCTTGCAGTCTCTAAACAAGTATTACCTATCATGAAGTTCTCTATGGGTGTACTATCTCTAGGGGAATCACTCAAAGAACCAGTACCGCCGGTGAACTCACTCCAGACTTGTGACTCATTGTAAACTCCCCTACTCTTTGCAAATAGCCCTTCTACTGCATGTGGATTGTTATATGACATATTGGCCCATATTGTGTCACCGTTTCTCAAACCGCCGGGTGTATAAGGATTCAACCAATGTGTATTGAGAATGGCATCTTTATCGTCGTAATCACCCATAGCCACTGCTAGTTTCGCGTTGGATGGTATGGTTGGTGCATTGGCCGAGAGATGTATTCTATTGTCATCGACTCTAGTGACAGTTCCTATCTTCTTGATTTCATCAGTTGTGGTAGCGACGTAGTAGTATATCTCGTCACCCTTCTTGATATTCATGTTATGTAAGTCATGAAGGGTTTTCTTTCCAATCATGGTAACGTCAACGAATTGCTCGGGATTTAAACCGGAATTATTCGCACCTATTACTATAGAGGTGTCTATGTGCATGTTGTTGAAAAGTTCCCTGTATACTACACCACCTTCGTAGAACGTCTGACCAGTACCGAAGGCAGAGGTCTCCCTTATCACTCTCGCAGCCTTCCTGCTGAGTGTTATCTTCTTGCCTACTAATGAGGACGGATTTGTACCCACCGCTGTAGTATATACGAGGGTAATACTATTTTCTGGTGTTGTAACAGAACCAATAGTCTTGAGATTACCATGATAGTGATATCTATGAATAGTAGCACCGTTATTATATTGTACTTCATAGATTAACTCTCCCTTTTCTTGAGGCGCATTCGCTAGATTGTCATAACCTAGATTTGGAAATTTGGCAAAATCCTCTGCGCTGAGAGTTAAAGTTACAGCATTCTCACTGTTACCAAGAGACGTAATAAACTGATTGAGAGGCTTACCGTTCGCTCTATGGCTTTCTATTCTAGGTGCATGAGGATTGCTTTCCGGACCCGCTTTGAACTCTACTGCGGTTACATATTGTCTTAGGCCGTAGTCAACATTACCGCCCTGTGTTTTTACACTAGCAGCATCGTAATAGTACTCATTCCTTCCTTCAAAATCAGAAGAAGGTGTGAATTCATCCGAGGACATTACGTCTATAGTATCGTCTAGAAGTGGGCCTCCTAGGAATAAAGATGAACCTGATTGTAATGAATCAAAAAAGCCAGTTGTGTTATTATATAATCCATTGATTACGCCACTTTCTCCTATTGTTATGTAACCGTTTGTATAGTTAATCGCTGAATACCAAGCCCAATCTCCGGTTGCTGTGAATACCTTTCTGTATCTTCTATGTGCAGTACCATGATACTTGGCGTTAGTCTTAGTGGGAGTAGGAAATACATTAATATCATTTAGATAAATGTTGTTACCATCAATTTTAGTAACGTAAGTAGATTTGACATAATCTCTATTCTCTATTGCAAAGGAATACGCTGACCTCGCTTCTCTATCAGTAGGCGGGAGACTCTTGAATCTCCTACCTACTGGTGAAGGGTTGTAGGTATGCGCTGTATGTGTAGCATCAACATGAATCTTGAATGCGTTATTAGGCCCTACTGTGTTTTTGAAGAATTGGTTAGTAAACAAAGGTATCTCTGCCACCGCTCTAGTACTAGCATACTGTGTTCCCAACTGGTAGTCATGAGAGACATCGCTCAAGGCTTGGTGCATCCTGTCATTAACAGTACTACCATTCTCTATGTTAGATTGGTCACCGAAGTCAGGCTCGCTATACATTGTAAAGTTACCATATATCTCTACAGTACCAGAGGTTGCACCTACTAAGAATCCAGTAGCATTGAGTAAAGCGCCTATTGTTGTATATTCCGAGCCGGATGACGATATGTAATCACCGGAGCCTAATGTTGAAGCAGTGAAATTAAACGTAGCACCCTCTTTACCACTATACTTAGCACTACTACCGTCTGGTAGGTATATGCTTCCGTATCTAGGAAACCCGTAAGTACCCCAACTGGCTAAATCATCTGAATTGTTATTAAGTGGCTCTACAAACAATGTACCAATACCAGTAGTGAAGTTCATGTCAAGTTTCGTTGATGTGATTGCATAAGCCCTACGAGTAGAGTAAGACTCGTGCGCAAGCACACTCTTCTGAAATACAGGTTTGGTATCCATCGCACCCTGCCCCGGTCCACCTAGGGTAACTGTCACCACGGGAGCATTGGGCTCTATCTCCTTCACTATGTGAGACTCAGGACTACCAGTACCGACTAGTTCTACATTTCTAGAATTGGCTGATTCTGTTAGTCCAACACAGTGTATAACTGTGAAGTTTCCCTTGTCAGCAGCATCATTCTCTCTTATGCTTCTGACTCTAGCCCTGCTGAGCAAACACATTATCTTGAATATATTAGGGCTATCTTGAGAATCTAACTTACTTCTCACTCTGCTGAGTTGATTTGTTCTAGACCTATCAGATGGCTGTATTACCAATTTCATATTAGACATACTACCAGAGGTCATTTCTGAATTATCGATAATATCGAAAACCTCGTGAACGTGAGAATAAGATGAAGTTATACCCGTATCAAATTGACCATTTGATGGTGAGCCAACTATGGTTGTAGGCGATGCTCTAGAGTAATCTCCTATATTAGATAAAGCGGGTGTCACCGAAGGTTTTGGTAATATGACTTTATTGAATACTGATTCATGGGAACCAGTGCTACTAGTAGAATCGATTACCACGAAAGGTGATTTGTTTTCCGATGCGCTATCTGCTCTAGGTGTATAATTAGCAGGTGATAGAGTTTCATCTATACTAGTGTCAGCAGCATACCCTTCGCTATTGTCTCCTATCAAACCATGTGGCTGAAGTATGTTGTTATTAGATTGAATTTGTCCTGAGTCGTATTCTATAATACCACCAGCCGAGTATAGCGTTTTCCCTGATGACAACGAGTTGATTATGGCATCATAGATGTAAGACCCAGCGCCTGTTGAAACATCAGATGCTGGTACTGTCTTCTCGACTATAAGCATCGGGTGATAAGGTCTGACTGTTCCACTCTTGCTGTTATTACCTACTCCAGTGGCCTTGAATATAGTACCTACAACGCTATCTACTGCACCAACGCCTGTGAAATCACTGTTACCACTACTGGTAATAATATACACTTGACCACTGACTAAATCACCATCATCTACTGTTGTATACATACTCGCACCAGTGAGGTCTATCGCATTGTAGTGTATCTCTACATAAGGAGCGAACTTGACATTAGTGCTGCTTAGTTGAGGTACATGCAACAGTGCCACTCTGCTTTTGGACGATGGTCTGAGATGATGTCTTCTTATGTCTGTCTCATACTTTCCACCTAAATCTGGTACTGGGCCCTTTAGAGCAAAGGGTCTAAAATCAAATGAAGGTCCACCAATTGCTAGTAGTTTTCTCTTACCAGACGGAGGCGAAGTCGTATTCTGATAGGTATTCACTGCATGAGTCGCAAGCCCCGTGTTAGATATATTGTTGATTGAGACTGGGTTCAAATCTCTGAATACATCTATTCTACTGTTGATTGATATTTGATGCTCGACACCATCCTGCATTTGGTCATAGACTATGTCAATCAAATCTGCTTGACCATCTCCTTTGAGGTCAACAATCTCCTCATTTGCATCTGGTAGCATTCTTAGATACGGATGTCCATCAACATGATTTTTCACATGTCTACCGCTATGACCAATTTGATATTCAGTATTCACACCACTATACCATGTAACGGCAAAAGGGTTGTTGGTATCAACATCGTCTGTCGACATCCTAGAGGAATACACTAGACCATGTCTGTGATGATTGCTCTCATCAATTACCATTTGCCCAGTTCTGTCTATTAGTTGAGTAGAGTAATGCGGAGGTTGATATGGTCTCCCTGAGCCAGAGTCAATTAAGATATCAGCACCTATAATGACGAAGTAAGCGTCAGAATCAGTAGTTCTATCTGTACTCAACACACCCATCAAACCATCATTAGCAGTACCTTTTACATGGTCTAGATGAATACTAGATACCGTCAGAGTAGGACTAGAAAACATGGAATTAATAGAATGTAATCTAACTCTTTCCGGTGGTTTATTATTTGGCTTCCTCGTTTTTAGGTCTATTGAATTAGGATTTATGAGTAGGTTATACGGTACATGCGGTACGTACTTTTCACCACTAGTAGGATGAGTTATGGTATATTTACCAGAACTGTAAGGAGTTGTAGTAAAATCTATATTACCACCGGGGAAGTTACCAGCATTAGCAGTCTTTCCGGTGAGAGTTCTTACTAATGTAGCAACATCGGTTTGGTTCATTGTAATCGTACCCAATGAAGTACTAGTGTGTAGTCCAGATATATTACTAAAGGTAAACTCATTTTCTATAGGTGATATCGGTTCTTCGAATCTATAGAGTAGTAATGTAGTATCATCTTTGAGTGCCGATTTACCCTTGACCATAGAATCTCTGAAACCAGCCTTGATGTGAACGGATTCCATGACACCTCTGAACTCACCACCCTTACCACCAATGAATAGGTTAGAGTTAGATTCAACCATCGTTCTCGGTATATCTACTAGAGACTTAGTTGCCATCAAATCACCATTTACATAGAGTTGGATGGCCTTTTGCCTGACAGTTGCTATTACATGAAGTAGTTGTCTATTGTTTCTATTCAAGTCAGTTGCAATACCATATGTCGAAGTATCGAATCTGTTGTAAGAATCATGTATGCCACCAAAGTCGGATGCTGGATAGACAGTTCCTTCGTAACCTGTACTAGTTCTACTAGCCGTACTTATCTCATGATACTCTTCTATGCCTTTGTTACTCAAGTACACACCAAATGTCGCTGGACCGGGTGTGTCTACACTGCCCACAGTTAGTTTGAATTGGCCTGACTTTTCTATTACAGTACCACCACAATCAGGCATCAACCATGCTTCAATTGTAATTTCTCTATTATAGACACCGGATGTAACAGATATGGCAGTGTTAGAACTACTACCACTGACTAGATTCATAAAACTATTGTTACCCTCAGCGTTTCTCATACCTATTGAGAATGTATCATCAGGTATGATGATGCTATCGCTTACGCCGTCGAAGAAGTAAGCATGATTGGTACGGCTAAGAACTGACACATTTCATCCCCACATTAAATCAGTACATCCACCGGAGCGAAGAGCATGTTGAAATTATACACAGTTTCACCTGCATCGTATGATATATCCATCTTCTGAACAGCGCCCTGAATACCAGTGAATGCATCACTAGTATCGAACTTCACACTAGCAGCATTTGTGTTGTTAACCGAGGTCTTAAGAAGTCCATGCTTACCAAAACCTGTAGGCATGAAGAAGTTTCTAGCAGTATATAGTTCACCATCAGATGCTGTTATCGTGGAATTGTATGGTATCTGTATACCTATGATGTAGTCCTTCTCGTCATTGTCAAGGGGATTCACTAACACGTTTAGACCCGCTAATGCGACTGCACCACCAGCAACTATACCCGCACCACCGGTAAGAACCGCACCAGCAATACCACCAACTATTGCCACACCACCTGCTAGTTTCCTACCAGCATCAGTGACGCTGTTATTGAGTATACCATACAAATCCATTGCTTTGTCTCCTGCTGATTTCTTACCACCAGTAGTACCTCCTGAAAACAAGGTAACTAGAGGTGCTTCAAAGGAAGGCGAATTATACTGATTCGTATTAATGGTTCTATTGAAAAACGGAGTTGAGTTATTTCCCCCTGTACCAAATAAGACCTGTGTTATACTTACACCATAGGTGTCTCTATTTCCTTCTTGGTTGGAGGTGTTTACCAGCGAGGCTGTGAACTTGGATGAGAGTTGGGCACCAATATATGCTGTCAGAGCAGCCGCTATTTTCTTCGCAAGAAGATTCTGAGCAGCGTCTACAGTACTATCGGATGCACTTTGCAAATCCGAGGAAAGGTATACTAAAATTGTAGGCGTGCTCCCGGCACCACCATTCGAACTATATGCAGCGACCTCGCCGCTTATGAGCGACCCGCTTTCTGTGAAGGATACAACGTTTGATGAGCCATTTGTAGATTTTAAACGAATCCTTCTGCTAACAGCAATTGAATTTAGGAGTGCTCTTATGTTGGCATAACTAGCCCAAGGTACACCGCTTCCTGCTCCACTCTTCCTACCGAAGTTAATCAGAGAACTCGCTTTTGCACTCGATGACCCTTCTCTATCGTCTACAATGACGCCTTGAATGTTAATGAGAGCCGTATTTACGTTGAAGTCTGCACCAAACCTCATGCTTCCAGTGAAAGGTAGAGGTGCACCACCTACCTTTCTTTCAGTTGTGAGTGTCATAGTAGTTGCATCTAACTCTATGAGTTTTCCATTTTCTTGAACTAATCTAATAGGTACTCCTTTTGCCATCTAATTTACCTCCCGCTGTATCTAGCCCCACCCATAGAACGAGCAGTCTCTTCTTGAATTAGCCTCCCTATTTCTCTTGCTAAGGTTCTTTTATCACTAGCGTCAGTAACTCCGCTTACGTCTATCTTTATGTTGAATGTCTGTGATACTCCACCTTCGACAGTGGTCCCAGTAGTACTAGAGTTACCACCACCACCTCCTCCTGTAACTAAGTCTGCTGCACCCCCAACGGCTGATTTCATACCACCAAGTACATATCCACCTGCATCTTTAGCAAGGTCGATTACTTTTCCCAGACCTGCTATAATACCACCCAACGCATTACTGAGGAAATCTATTATGGGACCGAGTGTATAATCATAGATTGTTTTCATTCCAGACATAGCCCCATTCCATGCTATACCAAGCCCACCGAATATAGTTTCACCAATATTCATGAGACCACTCCATAATGGAGTTACTGTATTTTCCCAAACATATCTCAAACCAGATGTAAATAAAGCCCATCCAGTACCTAGCAATCCAAAAGCATTAGACGCTAGGCCAGCGAACATATCCCAGATAGGCGTGACATAATCATCCCACATGTCTCGCATTTGAGTTATTGCACCTGACCAATCTCCAGTAAGAACACTAAAGAAAAGCGATGCTATGTCACCGAAATAACCCCATATTGGCATCACTATATTGTTCCACAAACCTACCATAGTATTTACTAAAATGTTCCAAGCAACACTTAGTACATCAAAGATAGGTTGTACTAAATCTAATAGTGTTTCGAACAATGGCTGTACATGGTCTTGATAGATTTCCTTCATCTTCATGAATGCTTTAGTAGCGGCTTTCATTGCTAATGAGAATGCTTTAGAGAGTAGTGTACCTATGCTTGATGCTATTCCACCAAGGCTGCTCATAGAACCGCCTATACCCGAGAGGCTGGAACTAACAGCACCTAGTGAGTTCATCAATGCTCCTAGTGCCATTAAAAGTCCTCCCTATTCAAAAAGTTATAATCAAATGTAACAGTCTCATTACTAGTTTGATTTTGCATCTCCTGTTTCTTTTGTTCTTTTTTCTCTTCATCTTGTATAGCAAGAGCCCAAACAAGAGATTGTTTGAATGTACCCTGCTCCATATTGTATACCTCGTGTAGTGATATGCTGTAATGTTTAGCCACGATATAGGCGAACAACTGATTCTGCATGTCTATGTCTTCAGTGGATTCTATTCTTTTCCTCTGTAAGAATTGCTGAACCTTTAGTTGCTCGCTTTCGTAAACCCCCCTTGCATAGCCTCTGCTAGTTCATCTGGCTTTGGTAGGAGTGTCGCTATCTGCTGTCCGGCATAAGCATTGATTTGCATCAATTCGTTTGTGCTGAGTTCAGGGTTCGTTTTTACGACCCATTCCGAGAATGCATGATTCCAATAACCTTGTAGATTGAGAGTTACTTCTCCCCCATCCATATCAAACATTTTTTGTGCTGCTTTTTGTACGTCGAAAAACGTGATATCTCGAATCCAGATTTCCATGATTTGCTCAGGGTCATCTGGGTCGACTTTTATCTCGTACTTTCGTTCATTCTTCTTCTTCAATATCGCTTGTTTCTCCACTATTGGCATTGTTTGTCACTTCCTCGGTTACAGCCGCTTCTTCAGCGGGGGCATCCAACAATTCCTCAGCAGCCTCTTCGGAGGGGGCTTCGGTTTCGTCTTCGTTTAATTCGACTATGTCTTGTGTTAGGCCTTCATCGTCTCTTCTTAGACGTAATACGACCTCTGCTTTTGTACCTCTGATTGTAAGACCTCTGTCTTTACACAAATCACGTAGTTCAACAACGGTCATTGCATCATAATCAGTTTGAATGTTAAATGGAGAGTCACTATCTACATCTTCCGATTGTAAATCACCGACTTCTAATTCCTCAATTACCTCTGGCTCTTCTATAGGAGATAGGGCTTCATGAGCAGCCTCTATCCATGTTGGGGTTTCCAAAACTGGGTTTTCCTCAATAGCAATTAGTATAGCCAAATCAACATCTTCTCTTGTTCTCAAAGCAAGATATACCGGTCTCATTGGCATATTTACTTTATTCAATAACCAAGATACATAGTTTGAATGTTCCATTCTGTTATAAGTCTGTACTCTTTCTAAATCTTCTGGCCACATCTTAATCACCTATGGGCTGAGAATAGTATCTCTGCCAATTACCTTTATTGACTTTGGTAGAATCTTAAGTTTGCTGCGTATGGGTCCTTTGTCTTCCGGAATAGGTAATGGTGCCTCAGTGATGAAGTAGTCATCTATAATTATCTCCAGATTCTCTCTCGTACTACCAGAGCCCGACTTGGTGAATGTGAGTCGTATCATGTCCGCATCAGTGGTATTGCTAGTATCATCATCGAAATTATTTACTGCTCTTCTCATGTTGTGATAGAAGATTGGGTCATCGACTATAATTTCCATCTCTAAGTCATACTCTGTCTTACCCTCTACTGCAAGTGTGGGATTACGTGTACCGGCGAATGGTACTTGGTCGGTAGCCGAATCAGCGATATTAGCACCACCTATTGTGTAGTATTGCTCTACTCCTGTCTTACCATTTAATGTGAAAGAGACAACTTGTCCTAGAGATTGACCTAGAACTCTCATAGTACCATTGTAGAACATGAATGGCTTTTGAGTACCCTTCTCGATACCAGATTCTTTTCTTTTCAACTCGGTATTAGCAGTATCCTCGAATAGTCTATGAGTATCATATCTGTCACCTTTGTTAGAAGCCTCTAATCTACCAGTATCAGTATAACACAATGCAGAATCAAAGTTCACAGTCATTCTAAGAGCGGCATCGGTATCTGCTGTCATGTTAAAGTCCTTGACCTTACATCCACGGAAAACACGAGTCAGTTGTTTGGAGTCACCAGTACCACCATCAGTAGTGCCTGCATTACTGTCTAAGTCTCTTCTCCTTACACTAACTTCCATAGCAAATGACGGTATTGTACTTCTAGAGAAATAAAGATGTTCGACACCGTTTGTAAGCGCACCATCAGTACCCCTGTCGGGACTACCATCAGCCGAATCTGAAGCATATCTAACGAAAGTGATTACTGTGCCTGATTCAGGATGTCCATAGTCAAGGGGTTGGTCGAGCCATATCTTACAATCACCATCGCTTCCTGAGAAAGATACTATCCTCCTTATTTGCTGCTTGATGGCTTTTGTAAATATATCCGCAGCGGTATTAGTAGGCCAAGTTCCAACTGCTGTCTCCTTGTAAGTGACTACATCTACTGTTTCACCGTTCGTATCGAGTATAACGTAATCACCAACACCAACTGCCACACTGTTGATTGTCGGCATATCAGTACCACCGTCGTCTTGGATTTCTAAATAAGAGTCACCGGGACTAACCGGTTTACCAGTTGCTAAGATGTAAGTTCCACCAGAGGCATTCTCAGTTGCTGAGGTCAACGGCTTGGATACATGTTGCCCAAGACAGTATTTGAACCAACGACTATTGTGTATGTTACACTCGAAAGAGCCACCTTGGTTGGTGAACCTGCCCGGTACTTGAACTGCTACATCTCTGCCAAGTCCAACTACATGATATCTCTTGAGGTCGACCTTGGTCTCCGGTAGAGCAACTGTACTAACAAGCCCAACAAACTGGTCGGTAAGAACACGTTCTGCTGAAGAACTAGCAGCACTATTAACACTCATACCAACATCAATTGTAGGAGTTGCAAATGGTAATACGGTCATAGTATCATTGGCTTTAGCATCCTTATCTCCACTAGAGTGGTCTGTTACTAAAGCAGGAGTTATGGTAAGTTCTGTACAACCGATGTTATCACCACTAGTCGCTACTTCTTGTTTGATAATTGTGTACATTCTACCGCTAACAGAATAATCATCTTGGGTACTGAAATTAGGACTAGTGCTTCCAATAGAGAAAACTAACCTACTACCCACTATCATACCGTTCGGATATCGTAGTATACCCTCGTTGACTGGGGTATTTGCTGCTCCTCCTCTGAATGTTATAACGCTAGTGTCCTTGTCAGTGTCTTTATCGCCACTTCCTGCTCTGAAGGTAAATCTCCCATCGAACGTCACAGTCTGGTCAGTCTGGTTACCACCAATTGTGGCTCTGTTCAAAATAAACGCAGTGGTACTGGATTTAGTAATTACGTGATACCCGCCAGCAGTAGTCATGTGACTGCCTTGAGTGACAATCATTCCCTTCAGAATATTTGCATTGGCATTGTGGCTTACATTGGGACTGTTATTGTAATCACAAGTCGCATTATTGAAAGTACTAGCACCATTGTAGTTGTAACTGAGATGAACCCCAGCCTCATGGCCGAATGTAATCTCGCTTAAATCACCCTTATACACTGTCGACGGCATACACTTCACCTCATGCGATTAACTCTGCAAAGATAACAACTTCGACTTGATAGGTCATTCGGAACAGTTTTTTGCTCCTATCTGACAAATCGGTCCTAGTTTTGTAAACTAGCCTGTCCATGTTTGTGCCATCTCCTTTTCTAAATAAATGAATAAGTCTTCTGATTTCGTTTTCCATCAATTGGAAGTGTTTGCGACTTCTCATAGTACGCATGTCAATAGTAATATTGATTCGTGTTGTTACAAAGTCGTATAGAAGTTCAGGAGTCTCTTCGTTGTGCGCTGTCTCGAATATTAGAATATAGTCTGTTCTATCTAGGTCTAGTCTCTTACCTCTTTCCGCTCCAGTCTCTGCTATATCTATCACTACTGGTTTGAAGTTAGCAGTATTACCGCGATTCCAATTATCACCTATAGTATCAACAACTAAATCAATACCTTCCTTGAATGTTGCTACCATTTCTTGACCTCCATTTCTCTCTCATGAAGAGTAAAGTCGGGTATGAGTTTTCCTCCCCGCTGTACTACTTTATGTTCTCGCAGAGCGGGAGACTCATTTAACATACGGGTATTCACATTATTATTTAATGACAAGATTTCATCTTCAGTTGCAGAGTTACCATTGAGTCTTTCATACCCATTAGGAGTTTTCTTTATGCCTAAAATGTCCATTTCCTGCCTTTCTATTACCTCTCTGAACTCAGGCGGTGATTGTGTGATAACTTGCTTAATGGATTGTTGATACTCACCCTTATTGAACTCAGACGAAATAACCTTAATCCAATCGTTATACGCGGACTCATTACGGTCAATTTGCTTACCCAAAAGTAATCACCTCAATGTATCTTGGTAGAGTTCTGTCTATGTCTTGTCTGTAGAGTTGAATCTTAGAAGAAAGGTCAACATTCTGCGTTCCTTCTGGTATAAGCACGCTCCTATCATCACTGAGAAGTAATTCTATTGCAACCATCTTGGTGCAAATATCTTCTATGGCTTTCTCAACATATCTTTCTCCGTATATATACGAAGTCTTAATCGCATTCCACTCGAAGAAGGGGTATGAGTTGTTGAAGTACACTATACCCATCTCATTGTCTATCCACCAGTCTCGTAATCTACCCCTGTCACCACTAGAACTACCACCTTGAAGGTCAACAGATAATTGATGTTGAGATATTCTAGTACCTGTTGTATTCAGAGTAGTTAGCGGTGTTCCGCTTAGATTGGTACAACCGGTGAATGTACCGAAGGCTGTCACGGCACCAGTGTCCTCATTGAATGTAGTTGC